AGTAAATCATGGCTATTTCACGCGCACAACTGCTCAAGGAACTGCTTCCTGGCTTGAACGCTCTGTTCGGTCTTTCCTATGCGACTTATCAAGAAGAGCACAAGGAAATCTACGAGACCGAGACTTCTGAGCGTTCGTTTGAAGAGGAAACCAAGCTGTCTGGCTTCTCCGCCGCTCCGGTGAAGAACGAGGGCAGTGCGATTGCCTATGACAACGGTCAAGAAGCCTGGACCGCCCGATACAACCACGAGACCATTGCTCAAGGTTTCTCGCTGACCGAAGAGGCCATCGAAGACAACCTGTATGACAGCCTCGCTGCTCGTTATACCAAGGCTCTGGCACGCTCGATGGCTTACACCAAACAAGTCAAGGCTGCTGCTGTTCTGAACAACGGCTTCACCTCTGGCTACAACGGTGGCGACGGCGTTCCTCTGTTCTCTGCTTCGCACCCGCTGGTTTCTGGCGGCACCAACAGCAACGTTCCATCTACCCCTGCTGACTTGAACGAGACTTCTCTGGAAGCCGCCGTTATTCAGATCAGCCTGTGGACTGACGAGCGTGACCTGCTGATTGCAGCCAAGCCCAAGAAGCTGATTGTTCCGCCTGCTTTGCAGTTCGTTGCAACTCGTCTGTTGGAAACCGAACTCCGCGTCGGCACCAACGATAACGATATCAACGCCTTGAAGAGCAATGGTTCGGTCTCCGAGGGTTACACCATTAACCACTTCTTGACCGACACCAATGCTTGGTTCCTGACCACTGACGTGCCTAACGGTATGAAGCACTTTGTGCGCGTGCCGCTGAGCCAGTCGATGGACGGCGACTTTGATACCGGCAACGTCCGTTATAAGGCTCGTGAGCGTTATTCGTTCGGCTGGTCTGACCCGCTGGGCATGTACGGCTCTCAGGGCGCGTAACAGGGATGTTAATGGCTTACAGCCATTAATTTGACGGGGGCCTTGTGCCCCCGTTTCTTTTGGTGTATATTGACTAAAACCGGGGTTCCCGGTGTGTCAGATCGACCCGGCGAATGCGTACACAACTGACACGCTGATCTTTGTACGAAGGACAATTTAAAATGGCTGTTTCTACCACCCAAAGTATTTGGCGTTCCGGTGGCGGCGACCAGACCCGTACTGCGTATTGCGGTTCCGGTGTCATGGCTGCTCAATTCTATTTTGACCCGACTGCGGTTAACACCACCACTGCCAAAGTTTCTTCCGCTACTGGCGCCCCTCCTGTAATCCTGCCCGCTGGAGCAGTCATTACGGCGATTCAGTTCAACGCTCTTGCCACGGGCGGCACCACTCCTACTATGGACATGGGCTTTACCCTGTACAGCACGGGTACGGCAAGCCCGACGGCCTTGATTGACAACTACGCTGCTGATGCTGGCAAAAAGCAAGTTGTCTGGGGTGATAGTGGCGCGGGCACGTCGCTGGGCACTGCAATGTCCACCTCCCAGATGGTCTACATTACCGGCGGCGCAAATACGGGCGATGCTGCTACTGGCGGTACCGTCGCTGGCACTATTCTGTACTACGTCACTGATCCGTACCTCGGCCAGCAGAACGTCTGATAGGAGGTCGTCATGGCTATCCAATTCGACGTAAAGAGCTTAGAACGAACCACCAGCGGCACTGTGTTCGCTGGCCCTGCGCGGGTCAAGGGGGTCACGATCTCCCACGCCTCTGGTGGCACCGTCGTCATCAAGGACGGAGGGGCAAGCGGCACAACTGTTTGGTCCTTCACGGCCCCGGCAGCGGCAGGCTCTACCAACATTCCCATGCCCGGTGACGGGATCAGGTGCAACACAGACATCTATGTCGTTCTCACGAGCGCAACAGCAACGGTGGTGTATGGCTGAGCAAAAACGAGTTGATCTAACTGGGCGCAAGCTGTTCGTGGGTATCCCGGCATATGACGGGAAGCTCAATATCAAAACGGCGTTTTCGTTGGCTCAACTCATGCCTATGGCGATGCAGTTGGGGGTCGGGGTGTATCTCTCTGACCTATCCAATTGCTCGATCATCACTATGGCGCGAAATGCTCTGGTGGCGGAGTTCCTCAAGACCGATGCCACCGAGCTTCTCTTCATTGATGCGGACGTGGTCGTCAAACCTGACGACATTCTGCGGTTGATGGCGCAAAGTGGCGGCAAAGACATCACTGCCGGGGCGTACCCACGTCGGCTGAAAGAGAAGAAATTTTTCACTGACGTGTACTGGACCGAAGATGGCGGGGTTGAGATGGACGGCTCCCTGCTTCGCGTCGAGCGTGTGGGTACAGGATTCATGATGATTCAGCGGCATGTCATCGAGAAGATGATTGCTGCACACCCCGAGTGGGAGTACGAAGACAAGAAAGGGCCAGCGTATGCCCTTTTTGACTTTGAGTTGAAGGACAAGTACTACATGGGCGAGGACTATCTGTTCTGTGACCGCGCCCGCGAGATGGGGTTCAAGATTTATCTTGACGCCGAAATCAGTCTGCCGCATATCGGCTCAATGGAATTCACCAGCGACTTTGCCGAAGAGGCGCTCAAGCCGCTGCTCGAAAGCATCCACAAGGCCAAACTGAAAGTCGTAAATGGCTAAGACACCAGCATGGCAACGCAAGGAAGGCAAGTCCGAGAAGGGCGGTTTGAACGCCAAGGGGCGAGCCTCTTACAACAAGGCCAATCCGGGCAAGCCCGGACTCAAGCCCCCGCAGCCAGAGGGCGGCTCACGCCGAGACTCTTTTTGTGCCAGGATGTCTGGAATGAAAGCCAAGCTGACCGGCGAGAAGGCCAAGAAAGACCCGAACAGTCGCATCAACAAGAGCCTGCGGGCGTGGAACTGCTAAGGTGACTGATCGTGGACATGCTGGTATGGAACATCATTTTGTCGTTTGTGTCTGGCGTTGGTTTGTGGCTGCTCAAGTCACATGCTGATGAAGTCAAACGGCTTGGTATTTTGTTGAGTAAGACACGAGAAGAAAGCGCTGATAAGTTTGTGACCAAGCAAGACATGCATAACGATGTGAATCGGGTGTTAGCTCGGCTTGATCGGATGGAAGAGAAGCTTGACTCGTTTATGAAAGAGCAACGCAGTGCCCTCAACTAGCAAGCGTCAACACAATTTCATGGCAGCGGTGGCCAACAACCCAGCGTTTGCCAAGAAAGCAGGGGTGCCTACTTCGGTCGGCAAAGAATTCGTAAAAGCGGACAAGGGCCGCAAATTTTCAGAAGGTGGTGACATGAAAGAATCGAAACAGATGATGAAGAAGGAAGTCGGCTTTATGAAGAAGGCTGGCGCTCCCAAGTCCATGATCAAGCATGAAATGAAAGAAGCTGGCATGAAGAAGATGGCTGGCGGCGGTCTGACTGCTGGTCACAAATCCGCTGACGGGATTACCTCCAAAGGCAAGACCAAAGGCAAACATATCGCCATGAAGCGTGGCGGCAAGTGCTAATAGGAGCCAATCATGATGGACGACATGCTTGAGAAAAAGAAGCAGCCCAGGGGTATCCGGGGCGGCATCTATACCGAAGATTCGGGTCTGCCTCCTCCGCAAGATGTTGATGGTGGCTCTGCGCCTCCCCCCAAGAAGCCAAAGAAGATGGCCAAAGGTGGGACCGCTTCTTCCCGTGCTGACGGTTGCGCTGTTCGCGGTAAGACCCGAGGAAAGATGGTGTAACCATGATGACCAGCCGTGGCATGGGCGCTATTCGCCCATCTAAAATGCCCAAGGGCGTGACCAAGCCACGTCGGGATGACACGGACTTCACTCAATACGCCGAGGGCGGCAAAGTCAAGTCCAAGGTCAACGAGGCTGGCAACTACACCAAGCCGGGCATGCGCAAGTCGCTGTTCGAGTCGATCAAGTCTCGGGCAGTGCAGGGTACGGGTGCAGGCCAATGGTCGGCCCGCAAGGCCCAGCTTCTGGCCAAGCAGTACAAGGCGAAAGGCGGTGGTTATCGTGGCTGATAGAGAATACATCAGCGTTCTTGAGCGCGACATGAGTAACCCCGCGTACCGCAAACAGCTTGAAAGGCAACAGGGGTTGCAAGGGGTATACCCAGAAGCGTTGTTGGCTGGTGTTGGCCGCACTGCACTATCTGGTGTACGAAGCATAAAAAAACCCGACCCCCAAGTGCGGCCGGTAAAAATTGGCGAAAAAATTGATGAAGACTTGGTGTGGAAAAGTCTTTCGCCAAAAGAACGTTTAGATGCCTTACGAAAACAAGAAAAATTAGATGAATTTCATAGCATGATGAGAGCACAGGGTAATGCTGTAAAAGAAAGCGGTAAACGTATGCTTAGAGAAGCTGCGGCACAACCAATGTTTCCTTCAAAAGAAAATAATTCGTACAAAAAAGGCGGGGTCGTGTCTGCGTCCAAACGCGCAGATGGCTGCTGCCAACGTGGTAAAACACGAGGCAAAATGGTATGAAAGACCCGCAGCAGTCGCTCAAGGATTGGAGTGCGCAGAAGTGGCGCACCAAGTCTGGCAAACCGTCTTCTAAGACGGGGGAGCGATATCTGCCTGAAAAAGCCATCAAGGCATTGACTCCTGCTGAGTATGCCGCCACAACCCGTGCCAAGCGGGCTGGCAAAAAGGTTGGAAAACAATTTGTTAAGCAACCACCCAAGGTGGCGGCGAAAACGGCAAGGTATAGGTAATGGCCACCACATCGGGTACCTCAGCGTTTAACCTTGATCTCAATGAGATCATGGAAGAAGCCTACGAGCGGGCTGGCTTAGAGATTCGTACTGGCTACGAGTTTCGCACTGCACGCCGTAGCCTGAACATGCTTACGATTGAGTGGGCCAATCGGGGTATCAACCTGTGGACGGTTGAGCAGGGCCAGATCGTCATGAACACTGGGCAGGCCACGTACGCCATCCCGACCGATACGATTGACCTGCTTGACCAAGTGATCCGTACTCAGGCTAACGGGCTGAATCAGACTGACATCAACATCAGCCGCATCTCTGAGCCGACGTATTCGACGATTCCCAACAAACTAGCTCAAGGGCGTCCAATTCAGGTCTGGATCAACCGCCAGACTGGCGCGTCGTACTCAACGAATGTCACGCTGGTTGGAAGTATCAATGCGTCTGCCACGACCATAAACGTGAGCAACGCCGCAAACCTGCCTGCGGCGGGGTTCATCAACATCGGTAGCGAAACCATCGTCTATCAGAACGTCGATGGCAACCAGCTTCTGAATTGCTTCCGTGGGCAGAACTACACGACCGCCGCTTCTCATTCCAGCGGCGCAGCGATCAGTGTAACGAACCTGCCGTCTATCAATGTCTGGCCTACCCCCAACGCTCCCGGTGACCAATACATCTTTGTCTATTGGCGGCTGCGCCGTATGCAGGATGCGGGCAGCGGCATAACGATTCAGGACATCCCCTTCCGCTTGATTCCCTGTCTGGTTGCAGGTTTGGCGTTCTATGTCGCATCCAAGCGGCCAGAAATACCGCCTGATCGTGTGGGTATGCTCAAGCAAGAGTACGAGCAGCAGTGGTTGCTTGCTTCACAGGAAGACCGGGAGAAGGCTCCTGAGCGGTTTGTGCCTAGGCAGATGTTCTACTGAGGTGACTTGTGCCGAATCGGTTTGCTTCTGGTAAGTATGCAATCGCGGAGTGTGATCGCTGCGCGGGGCGATACATGCTCAAGGAGCTTAAGAAGCAAGTCCTTAAGACGAAGCTGTACAACATCAAGGTTTGTCCGTCCTGCTGGGACCCGGATCAGCCGCAGTTGCAGCTTGGCATGTACCCGGTTGACGACCCGCAGGCTGTGCGTGAGCCGCGTCCAGATGTCAGCTATCAGGTCTCTGGGACAAGTGGATTGCAACTCGACCTCACAGGCAATACCACGCCAGACGGTTACGGTTACTCAGAAGGCGGTAGCCGTATCATCCAGTGGGGTTGGGCACCTGTGGGGGGTTCAAAGTTTTTCGATGCCGCTTTGACGCCAAACAACTTGGTTTTGACCGTCAATTTAGGCACAATATCGGTAGCAACGACGTAAGGAGTCAATTATGGAC